CAGTGGTTTGCAGGTTGATGTTACCTGTAAAGACACCGTTGGTTATGTCGTCTTCCCTGCTACTGGCAGCAAATCCTGTGACACGGAGATACTGCCACATGACCCTAACTGTATCATCTGGCTCCTGGGGTGCAGCTCCAGTGCCAAGTAGATTGCTTATCACAGTCTGGGGGTAGAGATAGCCACTTCTGGGCGGCAATTCCACGGAAACTTCCCTATGCCCATTGACATATACCCTGAAATCAGTGAACAGAGGGGAACTGTAGGGCACACGTGGTATGCGTATGCCTATTGCGTTGTCTGGAGCTACCAATGTGATGTCTTGCTCAGCACTTGCGGCACTTTCATTGCCACATATGTCTATAGCGCTTACACGGACACCATATGTACCAGGAACCAGATTGCCACCAACGGTTGGAGCGATATTTACGGGCGGGTACTGCCAGCTAAATCGCCATGCAGGGATCAAATTGACGAGTCGGAAGCGCTTACCTCCTTGCTTCATGGAACGTTCGAACAGATTTAGCTTATCCATGACGTCCGCGCGGTTTGAGCCGTAATAATCGATCGTCCAATCGATAATTTGGCGAAACCTGCGAGAAGTAAGCTGCTCATCACGATGTGAAAGGTAGGTAACGCGCCAGCTAGGCCGAACAAGTATGTTAGGACGCTCTTCAAGCACTCTCTGCTTGCTGCCTACCGGATAAATAGACCAGATGGCATGCTTTACAGAGTGAAATTGCTCTTCGATGTCTATTGTTACTGTTGACCTAGCCACGCCTGTTCGGGTTCCTTACCCTGCGTCTGTTAGTTTGTCCCTCAAAGGCATCATTTATGCTGCCAGTAACGATACCTTCAACCTGAGCTTCCGTCTTGGCGATGCCTTCCTCGATGTAGTGCACGCCTTCCCACTCGGCTTTGACGGGTTTAGCTCGCGGGTTGCCGTATGGGATGATCCACATGCTGCCCCCATCATTGGCCAGACCAGCATACGGCAGGAAAGTACCGACTTCAGCAGTCCAAACAGCACCTTTGACGCGTTTGATCTCGGTAATGGCACCCATGAGGATCTCAGTTTCCTCACCAGTGTCACGACCTTCTACAGGGTTACCGCCTGCAACGTCGTTTTCTCGTGCCCATTTCTCGTGTTTGTACTGAATAGGCACTTTGTCAACGTCGTCTACTTGGCCACGCATGGATTCCGGCGTGTATCTGCCCCATGCAGCCAGAAGTCTGCCCTTTGAGAACTCAAATGGTTCGCCAGTGCTGCCACGTGGTCGCCAACCTGGAGCACGCATGTGTCTCCGCAGAGCATCTTTGGTGTTTTCTGTCAGTGCATCCGCAAGTTCAACAGCAGCATCAGCGCCAACAACCAGCAAGCGACTACTAAGAGCCGCCATATCCTCAATCGCACCTTGGAAGTCATTGACTTTGTCCTTAGCAAGCGTTGTACCAGTCCTGCTTGGACGCCCTCTCTGGGTAAACGTCTGTCCTGAGCTAGTGTACAAAGACAAAGAGTTGGCAGGCATCAGCGGAATCTTCCTCCTTGTACGTTTACCTCAAAGTGGTGCATGGTGAACATGTCGTCCGCTTCATCTATACTGAGGATATCGTAGCGTATACCGTCTTGCATTATCCAGTTGTTCTCGTCAAAGTTGTCCGGGTAGGACAACCTGGGATCCTGGATGAAGATGATGGCGCGCCTGATCCCTTGCTCGCCACCCGTGACCGTAGACTCAATACTACGGCGATACAGAATGCTATCCACCCTACATGGCACAGCAGGATAAAGCAAAGCTTCGCCATCTCTTGAGTCTTCCACTTCTGGGTCAAAATGCACCATGCCCCAGATGTCACACGTTCTGTCTAACAATGCAAGAATTGGCATCAGGCTGGATCCTTTGTACCAAATCCGTGCCAGCGGCCTAGCAGAATGCCACGGCGCAGCTCAAGGTCTGTGAAATCATGCCAGGGGCGCACTTCAACACCCACATACTGCGGAGTAAGCAGATACCAGGGTCTTGGGGCCAACTCTGGGAAGACCTGTGTAGTCTTCATGTGGATCATCGAGCTTGTACCGCACGTGTAGTAGCCTAGGATCGCTAGAGCCTCTGGGCCAAACGCATACGGGTCGTTGTAGTCTGTGCTGTTACTGGCGGCGCTGGAGGTATTCAGGGTATAGCTGTAGGAGCCAATCTTCTCGCTCTGGACGCCACTTACCCTGCGCGCACGTATGCTGGCATCGCTTGTAATGTACAACTGCTCTACGACCATTAGACCGGCTATCCTGCTCATCACGTTCCAGTTAGCCTTGTCTGTGGTGCAGAAACCGCCGTACTGCTGAGACCAACCATACATCAGAGCTTCTGCACGCCAGATGTAGTTCCACAGCTTAGCATCGCTCATGGACGCCAGCACTGGAAAGTCTGTGTTTGCCCTGATGTAGTCTGGTGTCAGGATACCCAACGGTCCTTCCGCTGGTATGCCTTGAAACGGTAATGATTTCTCACTCACATTTGATGGTGTAGCCTGGAAGTACTCAGCGCGGTACCAACTGGTTTGCTCACCATCTACGTCATCGTACTCGTAGTTGACCGTACTCATCACCAATGGGATAGTCCCAATTGGCGGGTCGGAGAATGGGCCATCCTGGGCAGTGTCGCGGTAGATCCTAATCGTGTCGAAATCCAGGATAATCTCGTTGATGTTGGATACGCGAATGCCCAGGACAATCACATCATTCTCCCTATCGCCTAAGCGACTTTCTTGGCTCCCTTGGTGCCAGTCATGGGACCCATCTTAACCTTGGGTACTCCAGACTGCCTGGAGCCGCCCTGTCGCGAGGGCTTGCTGCCCGTTACTTTGAACATCATGGGGTTGGTGTCTCCTCTTCTTCGGGTGGTGGTTCCGTACCAGCCGCCTCGGCCTGTGACTCAGCCGCAGCCTGCGCCTGTTCCTTCTCCTTCTTCTCAATGGCACCGATCATCTGGTCACGGTCAGTGTCAGCTGGGAAGTTGAGGCCGACTTTTTTTGCGCGTACACGCAGTTCTTCGCGGCTCTGCGTGTTGATATCAGGCTGCGTAGTAGCCTGAGTCACTACAGGCGGCTCTCCAGGAGCTTGCATACCAGCCAGTGTCCTGATCTGGCCGGATGCAGCCTTGATAGCAGCGAGTTCATCCTCCTCGGGTGTGTACTCTTTGTACATCACGAAACCATACTTGGTAGTCTGGTCTTCTTCCGAGAGAGGAGGGTGCATCTTGGTAAAGCCCATCGAGCTACCTTCGATGACTTCACCGTCCTGGCATACCGTCATTCCAACGGTATACCCGCCAGACACCTGATAATAATCGGCGAACTGGACTTCTTCTTCAGCTGGTGGTGTCTGTGTCATGTTAGCCTACCGTCGCAACGCCGACGTTGTCGGGCTTGGGAAGAATTGGAACGAACGGGTACTCCTCGAGCACGACGCGTGTGCTTGGGTCCTTCTCCTTCCATGACTTGGTGTACTTTCCGGTGTTGTTGGCTGGCGCTTCGTCGTCCGCGGTTGGCCCTTCCATGATGCCATAGGCAGAGCGCTCCTCAGCCAGGAAAAGGATCTTGTTGTTGGGAACGTACAGCTTGGTAGTGGGTGTACCTGGGGTTGTCCAGTCGTCCGTGTAGGTGTTGTCGTACACCACCCAATCGACACCAGCCAGCCCTGAGATAATGCCAGTCTTAAGGAAGGCATCGCGCATCTCATTGCTCAGCAGGGTCTGGATCTTCTGGTTCGCAAACACAACGCTGTACAGTGTCGTGCTATTGAGGAACACGCGCCGCACTGCCACGTTGCTATCGACCTGGATCTGCAACTTCCACGCCGTGACGTTTGCCAGGATGTTGGAGTTTGCCAGGTCCGTCCACAGTGGCGCAGGCGTGAAGAAGTGGCTGGAAGGAATCTGGTAGTTGATATTGACACGTGGTGCATCTGGGCGGTTGACGACCAGGGTACCCGTGAGCAGCATCTGCCACGTCGACCACTCGACGAAACGCTCGATACCATCATCCAGGTCAGACACCTCTTCAGCGACCTTTGCCTCTGCGGCGCTCCTGGCAATGTCGCCAGGGGTGCGCAGCCAGTGGATGGCGGTCGGGGTGAAGACCTTCTTGTCTCGCATGTAGATGAACGAACCAGCCACTTGCCCGACACCACGCTGCGGACGAATGTGGGCTTCCTGGTTGGGCACGTTCGGCTTGGACATGAGCTGGTTGCCCTGCACGATGTCGTAAGCCCACGTTGGGAACGGGTAACCCGTACGGGCACCCATAAGCGAGAGTCCCAACAGATTCTGGGGGAACGGCTTGCGGCGCACAAAGCCGTTGAGTACCGTTGGCTGAAGCAGGCTAATCTCTGGCATGTCGTTACCTACCCTAGGATGATAACGGCGTCAAGATTGGCATGAATCTTGCAGCCAACGAACACGGTTGCGAGCTGACCGTCTGTGTACCACCTGTTCAGCTCCGACTTCTTGAAGATGCCCGACAGATACACGTCGCACACCTGCTGGTCTGTAGCGTTGGGGTACACGTAGTTTGCAGCTACGAGCTCCGCTGCTTCCGTAGCAGGCACCACAGGACGAAACTGCCCAGACGTGGCATCCTTGATCAGACCCATGCCAGGGTTGATCTGGGCTGTGCCAGGCGCGATGCTGGCAGCCCCGGAGATCTTGCACTGGAGTGCAGTCGAGCGCAAGATCTCAATCGGGTCGGTAACCGGAATGGTGGAAATTGACCCGTATGCACGGGTGTTCCCAGTGGGTACTGCTGGCATCGTCTACTTCCTCTTGGCCGCGAGGCGACCTTCAAGCTCAGGAACCAGTTGCATGTAGCGATCTGCTTCCTCGGTAGCCTTGCTGGGATCGGAGAACTTCTCAGCGCTCGCGTGCCCAGGCTCCTGAGAAATGCCATCGCCGCCAATCTCACCAAGCTGCACGTAGGGCTCGAGATCCTTGGTCATCTCCTCAAACAGCTCGTGGTTGGTGTTGTACAGCTTGAGGTACTGATCGCGCTTGGCAGGAGGCACCTTGCCGCTGTCTACGAGTTTGTCAACCGCCGTACTGGCCTTGGTGTCGTCCAGTTCCTTGCGGATGGACTTGATGGCGTCAGCGTTCTCGTTGTTCTGCGTCTTCAAGGCGTTGTACCCTGCCAGGACCACTTCGGCAATGTCCGCATCGGCATCGAACTTGAAGCCAGCAGCAGCGAACTTGGTACGTGTGCTCTCGAGCGAAGCTGCGCTGCCGAAAGCACCCTCGATCGCATCGGTAGCTGCCTGGTCATCGCTCAATGCCAGCCCGAAGTTCTTGTTGAGATGTGCGATGAGATCCGCGTACTTCATGTCCTCATCTTCCTCGTCGTCCTCTTCCTCATCTTCGTCCTCTTCAACGTCTTCATCAGACGCTTCAGGGGAATACCCTGTGAAGAAGGAACGATCATCGTCCTCTTCTTCGTCCTTGTGTGTGCCGTCGTCAAATTCCCAAAGCACATCGCCAAACAACCCGATTTGAATGCGGTTGTCGGCTTTGCCTTCACCAAACTTGACAGCAGGCATCTGCTTGAAAAACGGACGGTTTGTCAGGCCGCCACCAAACAGAACGTTTTTGACCGTCTTGCCATCTGGTCCAGTAAACGCACCAATCTCGGCACTGAAGTAACGGTATATGTCCCGCTCCAGCAATGACCTGCCAAGGTCCGTCCACTCAACATCGGCAAACAGCCCAATGTGATTCTGTCCGCCTATTTCGCTAGCTCCGTGGTGTACGTTCCTGAACCAACCTAGCGCCTTGCCTCTGTCATGGCCTTCGTCGACCATGATGTCCGTTCCAAGTATCTTCGCGTCGAAGTGGCGCTTGACGGAACGTAGCACTGGCGCAGTAAAGTCTAGATCACCGTACCACGGATGCTTGAATTTGCCCTCGGGCAAAACAGGTACGCGACTACTGTACCGACCGTTCTCCTCCTTTAGGACTAGAGTAGGTAATGCGAAGAACTCTGTCAGATGTGCGTCAGCGGTATGCTCACCCACACCAGCAGAACGGGCGTGTGCTAGAAGATGTGATCGAGCTCTTGCCTTTGCGGCTGACGACACTCCTGTCACCTGATTCACCCTAGCCAGTGCATTGCGTAGATGATTTAGGTCTAGCTTGCCGCTGGCGTTGTGATGAGGCAGCTTACGGACCTTTGTACCGTTCACTGTCTCAACAATTGCGTATGCGGAATCCGGCAGGCTGGCGCGACTCTTGATGACTGCAAGGTCATCGTTCTTTTTGCCTATTGCTTCTGGGTGTGCTTGTTTCACTGCGCCAATGCATGCACGAATCGCGTCTACATCACTACCTCCACGTTTGAGGGTACTGTTTGCTGCGGCGACACATACGCTTTTCGCAGCCGCAGACCAGTTCTTAGCTGGTCTAGGTGGGTTCTTGACGGTCCAAGGCATAACTACGTCCTAGTCTGTGCTGGTCGCGTTGGTTGTCGCCTCGTTGCAGCAGGAGCCGCTGCTGGTTGCGCGGGGGCTACGGGAGCCACTGGTGCTGGAGTCGGTTTAGCTGCTACTTTCGCTGCGGTTGCAGCCTGCTTCTGAGCGACCTTTACCTGGGATACGCCTGATTGCGCTTGCTGTCGTTCGTTGATGTTCGCAATCATATCAGCTTCTTTCTTGTCGTAGTCGATCTCGTCTTCAAACCCAAGCATTTCTGCCATCTTTCGCTCTAGTGCCAACCAGAACTCAGGGCTTGTGTTTACCTGACGAGCAGCGCTGATATGTTGGAAGATTTCCTTTGTCAATACCTTCAAATCAGTGCTTGGTGGTAGCAATTTGATCTGAGGGTATTTCTGGCTATTGAAATTCCAGTCGATCAACTCTGGAATAACATAGCTGTTGACCACCTGAGCAATGTCGTCACGCAGTGCAGTGAGTGACAACAGCAGCATTTCTAGCTGCGTTTGCCCTAAGGAGTAAGAACCGCCAGAAACGGTCGTCCCCATGTTGATGATCTGGCCCAACACAGCTTTTGCCATTTCGATGTCATGATGGTCGATCAAGGGCATGCTGTCTGCAACTTGACGGGTCTCATGAATCTCCATGCTGTAGCCTTCGGGTACGATAATACTGGTGTTCACGCCCACGTTGTCGAGTGCGTTCTGGAATGCCTTGCGCTCGCTGTCCTGCACACCCGGAGGCATGCTGCCTTCACGGATAGGAATGGCGTTCAGGGCATAGGCCAGGTGAGAGATATAGTACAGCTTGTGCTTCATCTCGTAGTGGCCGTAAGCCGGAAGCATCATGGAGCGCCCGTACAGAGGGTTGTGCTCTTTGCCCTGTACAAACAGGACGCACTTCTCTTTTGGGATGATTACGTTGCCGTCCGGCAAAATCTGCGTGACACCGTTGAAGCCACCCTTGCTATCCATTCGGATAATAATTGAGTGGCGAGGGCGAGGAGCAAGCTTACGTAGGACCGTATGCCCATTGCGCACCTCATGCACTTTCTCCAGAACCTCTGCCCCTGTGAGTACAAACTTGGCAATGTTCTGGATTACTCCTGACCAGGGAGTAGTCATGCCACCAAGCTCGGGTGGGTTTACCAACTGAGCCTGTATGAAGTTTGCTTCCTGGGTGCCACCATCTACTGCCTTGACGCGCAATTCACCAGCACGAATAGGCATAGTGAGAATGCGGTAAAGAGACATAGCTTGACCATCGGTCTGTACCATCCTGTCCAAGTCGGCAAGAGTTACTGCACTCTCGTCGAATAACTCTTCGACATCAAACAGGGAGAACGGCGAGATAATAGACTTACCTAGCTCTGTCAGGCTAGGCTTGTCCCTGGTCTCCTCCGGCTGTAGGTCCTTGACTATGTTCCTTGGTCGTCCTGGTGGCATTAGGTCATATCGTACTAAAATCCCTTCAGGCTAGCAAAAGTAGATCGCAAGTCCATACCTGCTGGAACTAGGTCCTGCAACCGTAGTCCTCCACCACCTGGACCCTCGAGAGCGCCACCCACATGCAAGTCTTCTATTCTACCGCGCCCGTATATGTTAGCGGCTGCTTTCGCATAATTATCCGCGTGGCGATAGTGGTCATCACCAACTTTCAGCCATAAAGCTACGGTATTGCCCTTGGCGTCTTCTTGCAAGTCACGCTT